CTCGTTATTCATGGGAGGAGTTTCGCTTTTCCTATGGATAACGTAGACTTCCTAACTTGGAAGTACAATCCTGAGACAAGTCACTATTGGATGAAGTTTCACTTTGAATCTAAGGAAGTAAGACTGAAACTAAGACTTGATGACGTAAATGAAATACTAATGAAATGGAAAGGGATTACATTCAACCCTGATAATTATAAGAATGGTGATAAATATGAGTTGGACAAACAACGATAAAACAAAAGCAGTAAAGACGAAAGAATCTGAGAAGGGCAAGTATGCTCTCCGAAAGGAGGCCATGCTCAAGCGGATTAAGGAGACACAGGAGAACAACAAGTCTTTCCTATGTCTTGGCATTTGGGGCGAACCCAAGTCTGCCAAATCCGCAATAGCATTGGACTTACTCACAGAAGAAGACATCAAGAATGACATGAAAGTTCTAGTGTTTGACTTTGATAACAGAGCAATAGACGTAAAGAGAAACCACTATGGTAACGTAGAGAACCTTGTAGTGTACAATCCTATTGTCAGAGAAGATGGAAGTCTAGTAGACTTCGATGAAACGATGAACAATGCTAGGGCTTTCTATCAGATGGCACTAGAGTATCTTGAAGAAGGAAAATTGAAGGCTGTCATAGTTGACGGTGCTGATAAACTTCTAACAGATGTCTGTGAGACATACATGAGAAACAAGCATGGACTTGATGCTGATACAGTGATGAAGGCAGCACCTTACGTTTGGGGAGATAGAAACACTCCCTACAAGAACTTCCTGCACAAGCAGATACTAGAGATGCCTTGTCATAGAATTGTGATAGCGCATTCCAAAGACAAGTATGCAGGTAATCCAAACCCAATAGGTGTAGAGGCTAACTGGCATTCAAGCACTGAGGACATCTTCACTTCGACTGTTAGAACATCTAGAGACATCAGGAAGAATGGTGCAACCTTCACTGCTATGGTGGAGGCAAGTGCTAGGAAGCCTGAGATGATTGGTAAGAGATTGAAGGTCTTGACTATCGAAGATGGCAAGGTAGATTGGAACGGTTTCCCTGAGATTAAAGCAGGTGAACTTTGAATGAGGAATAAATATGAAAATAAAAATGAACACCAAGGCAATGTGTAATGTCCTAGAGGACATTCAAATGAAAGGAAAGTACCATAATGGTGACACGGCAAAGAACAGCCAACTGTCTAATTATGCAATGCTTGAATTACATGATGACAATACCCTGACAGCGTACAATGCTGATATGACTACTATCTGTAGCATCAGGATTCCTATCATAGAGGCAGAAGGTGATGAGAGACCATTAGTGACTATTGAGATTGATAAGACCTTGAAGTATCTGAAGACATTCAGTGATACTGTCACATTAGATATTGGCAGTTACATCAAGGTTTCAGATGACAGTAGCACTGCATCTCTACCACTAGTCGTCTCCCATCCCAATGCATCTATGATTGCTAGAATACAGGGATACGAGATTGATGAGGATAACCCAAGGTTTAGCAAAGTCCAGTTTGAGACATCCATCATAACTACATCAGATAATCTAACTGATGCGGTAAAGAGATGTGATGTACTCAACAATGCTAGGTATCGCTTTGATGTCAATGTTGAAGACAATACTTTCATGATAAGCAGTGAGAGAAGCCCTACAGATAGAATAGAGACATCTGTTGGTTTTACTGATGTCAAAGGTGAGTCAAGCACTGTAGAAGTGACGGGACAGTTTCACAAGTTCTTCAGAGCCAATACTCCTGTTAGGATTCATCTGAGGGATGAGTCTCCTGTAGTGTGGGAAGGATTAGGTAGAATATTGGTAAAAGCACCATACTTAGCAAGGTGATTGTAATGATAATAACAAATACGGAAAAGGGCATACTTCTTCGTTGGAGAGAAGGTGGTGAGAGAGAGGAGGAGATTATCTCCTTCAATGACTTCAAGCCACACTTCTTTGTCGAGAAGGATTCAAGGCTAGTTAAACTAGATGGTGAGACTGTATATATCAAAGAAAAATACGAAAACCGTAACACCACTGCTTTCCGTATGGACCTATCTTATGAACAAGGAAACTTCAAGAGTCTTGAAGGGAAGGAACTAGTCAAAGTCACATGGTCTCCTTGTCATAGTAAGTATACCAAGAAGGTAAAGTCTTACTTTCACAACAGAGGAGATAGAACATATGAAGCAGATGTCCAGTACCATTACAGATATGCTGTCGATATGCTAGATACTATTCCTGAGTATAACTTGCGTAAGTGGTATTGGGATATGGAGTGGATGCAAGGTGGTGAGCATGATGGTGCTATTACCGCTATTGTTGTTTACGACAACTATGATGATGAGTATCACACTTTGACATGGCAACCTGATTCTGATGAGACAGAGAAGACCACACTAGAGAAGTTCTTGATATTGTTGTTTGAGAAAGACCCTGATATGCTAATCTCTTGGTTTGGTTGGAAGTTCGATTTACCTAAGTTGATTGAGAGACTACATGCAAATGACCTAGACCCTAGATTGTTATCTCCTGTGATGGAAGTTGATGGTGTCAAATGGAGCATAAAGGATTCTAGTGTAATAGTGCAAACTAAACGTGTAGAGAATTACTCTCCGATTGCTCAACCAATCAAGGGTAGAATATGCGTACCACTAGACTTGGCGTTTGAGAGACAATGGAATGATGCTCAACGTGGCACACTACCATCTCTTTCACTTGACTATGTATCTGAAAGCGTACTTGGCGAGAAGAAGTTAGTCAGTAGCAAGTTCCCTGATAAGAATGAGTTCTTTCGTAGAGGATGGCAGGAAGACACAGAAACTTATCTTGAGTATGCTGTTAAGGATGTAGAGTTAATCAAGAGAATAGATGATGAGAATCACACAACTGAAGCAATCATCTCTTTACAGCGTTTGCTGATTGCACCCTTCGATGCCTGTTTCTATGCGTCAAACATGGGTGGAATATACTTCATGAGAAATGCCTCATGGAAGGCTCCTACAGGACGTAAGGGTGACAGGGTGGACTATGATGGTGCGATGGTCTACGACCCTCTCAGTGAGGCTACAAATGGGCTTCATTTGGGTGTTGCAGCGTTTGACTTCGCAGGTCTATATCCATCGATGATGATTGCTAGGAATATCTCTTGGGAAACGAAGTCAGACACACCAACTGAATTTGGTGTAAATATCAGAACCCCAAAAGATTTCTCAGTTGTCGATAACTATGAGATGAAATATTACAAGACAGATAAACTAGGTCTTCTACCTAAAGCAGTTCTAGAGTTAAAGAACCTAAGAAACGAATACAAAGTAAAGATGAAAGAAAGTGAAAGTAAAAGTGAATATGTCAAGTGGAACAACAACCAACTTGCCGTTAAGAGATTGATGGCTTCCTTCTATGGTATTGTAGCATATCAGGGATTTGGTTGGGCTGATGTTGATTTGGCTGCTAGTATAACTGCTAGTGCTAGGGAAGCAATCAGAACTGCTGCGTTCAAAGTGAGGGAACTATAATGCCAATAAAAAGTGCTAATATTGATTTCAATACAACACAGGCAGAGGAGAAAGATAAGAAATCAGAGTCAGAGTTAAGAAAACAAGCATGGAGTCAGATTTTTAAAGATGCTAGACTCTTTTCAAGAACAACATCAAGAATATTGTTTGTTAGTATCTTTCTCTATGGTTTATTTTCTCTTTTACAGGATGTGAATGTATTATGAACAGGAAAGACACAATATTCTACTCTAGAGTGTCATTTTATGTCACAGGCACTGTTGCTTTCGTAAATAATACGTTTAATTTAGTTGGGGGATGTGTATGAAGGTAGTTTACGGGCATACTGACTCAATTTACGTTGATATTGAAGATGATAGCATCGAAACTGCTAAAGAAACACTAAAAATCCTCAATGAACACGTTAGAAAGTCGTTTCCTAACGTTATGGGACTAGAAGAGCATCCTGTAACACTAGAATTTGAGAAATACTTCAAAAGTTTAGGTGTTGGAGCAACAAAAAACAGGAATGCGGGACTAATTACATGGAAAGATGGTGTTTTCCTAGACGAGCCTGAGTTTGTCATGACTGGTTTCACTGCGAAGAGGGTTTCACAAACTCAATTAGCCAAAGATGTGCAATTGAATGTACTAAATATGTGGGTTGAGGGAAAAACTGAGGAAGAAGTTACTGGTTTTCTAAATAACAAGTATAATTCTGTGATGAACGGCGATATTCCGTTGTCTGATATACTTCAAAGAAGTAGATACAGAGAGAATAGATTTCAGGTAGAATGCAAGAACTGCTTTAGAAAGAATAACCTATTCACATTGATTGAGTTAAAAAAGCAGAAAAAATCATGTTGTAATGCATCCTCAAGAAACTTCACAACTCTTGAAGGCAAGAGACCTACTATTGGTTCAGGTATTGCCGGTGTATTGTTTAGTCGAGCAAATGGGTACGAAGAAATTAATGATACATATCTGTATCTAAAGATTAAGTCAAACAAGACCTTCTTCAATCCTATCACCGGTATGGATGTGAAGGCAACATACGTCTCACTACTTGTAGAAGAAGACTTCTATGACTATGACCCTGACTGGTCCCACTACGCTGAGTCTGTAATTAAAAAAGCAGAACCGATTTATCGTGCTATGGGTTGGGATGCAAGAAAGATAACTGCTGATAACAAGCAGAGTTCGTTGGAGGAATGGTTTTGAGAAGTTTCTACAATAGTCTTTCTTGGACCAACAAGAGAAGAGTAGACTCAATAGTTAAAACGTATAACAAGTTAAGAGAGTGGGTGAAACCCAAGGCAGAGGAGGTTGTCTCAAAGATAGAGATAACAAAGGTTAGCAAACCAAAGAAAGTGGAAATAGTGACAGAACTGTTTCCTGAGAATCACAAGTATATTGGTTATAGGATTGAGAAACATTCCAGTGGAGACAGAATCTTCATGATTGAAGAGCCACCACATGACAAAAAATGCACTTGTGATGACTGTATGCAAGAACTGGCAAATGAAATAATAAGTAGAAGAGAGGTGAATCAGAATGAAACCGAATAGTGGAAATGAGTATACATACCAATGGCAACCTGAATACTATGGGGATGAGGAGTATCCCATATTGAAAATATCCAAGTCATCACTTGGTTCTTACCAGTGGTGTCCAAAGAGATACGAGTTTCAATACAAAGAGAAAATGCCAATAGAGACAACTGAGGTCATGAT